ACCTTGGAGCCGGTGATCCTGATCGAAGCAGCCAAGCGCTTGGGGCTCACCGACTACGACACCCAGATCGGGCACGCCTACACCCACAACGCCGTCGCCCTGTCGTGCAGCTTGGACGGCATTGGCTTCGGGCTTGGCCAAGAGATCTTCACCGACCCCGACAAGGGCCTGTATGTGGTTGGCCAAGACTCAATCATCTTGAACGGCCCCGGCGTGCTGGAAGCCAAGCTCACCAAAACCATGCCCGAGGATGTGCCACACCTTGCACGCGGCCCCATCCAGCTGCAAGGCCAGATGCTGATCACCGGCCACAAGTGGGGTGCGGTCTGCGTGCTGTACCAAGGCATTGAGCTGCGCGTGTTCCTGTTTGCCCCGCATGACGAAACCCAAAAAGCAATCATCAAAGCTGTGCTGGCCTTTGAGCACAAGCTGCAGACTTACCGTGACAGCGGCGCAATCGATTGGTACCCGCCACAGTCAAGCAAGGAGATGGATCGAATCTTCCCGCAGGCTGCGGCCAAGGAAGAGATCAGTCTCGACATGCAGGCCGAGCGCTTGGCTGAGCAACTGCTGGCTGCCAAGTCTGTGGTCAGAGAAGCCGAGGCCTCAATTGACAACGCTGAGAAGCAGATCAAGGAGCTGATGGGGCAGGCCGAGCGTGGCCGAGCTGGCCGCTTTGTAATTAACTGGCCCATGCGCAACTATAAGGCGGCAGCCGAGCGCTTGGTGCCAGCCAAGGAAGCCTACTCTGTGCGCCAGTCCACGCTGACCATCAAGGAGCAGTCGTGAACCTGCAAGGCAGGCTCGACATCCAGCAGGCCTACGACGCATTTGTCGTGGCCATGCTCAATGCCACCGGCTGCACCGAGCCACAAGCCGAGGCCTTTGTCGAGGCTATGGCCCACCTGATTTTCACCACCATGCAAACCTACTTAACTGAGAGAGATCCAAATGGAACTAACCACCACTAACCGGGGCTTTGCGCCAGCCACCCTCACCGAGGCCATTCAATTCAGCGACATGCTGGCCAGCTCCAGCATGGTGCCTAAAGCCTACCAAGGCAAGCCCCAAGACATTCTGGTCTGCGTGCAGTGGGGCTATGAGATGGGGCTGGCACCCATGCAGGCGCTGCAGAACATCGCGGTAATCAACGGCAAGCCAAGCGTGTACGGCGATGCCATGATGGCGCTGGTGCAGGCCAGCGCAGTCTGTGAAGACGTTGAAGAATTCTTTGAAGGCGAAGACACACCCAACCCGGTAGCCGTCTGCGTGGCCAAGCGAAAAAATCGCAAGCCAGTGATTGCCAAGTTCAGCCTTGAAGATGCCAAGCGAGCTGGTCTGTGGGGCAAGCAGGGCCCGTGGTCGGCATATCCGAAACGCATGATGCAAATGCGAGCTCGCGGCTTTGCGCTGCGCGATGCCTTTCCCGATGTGCTCAAGGGCTTGATCAGCGCCGAAGAGGCAGCCGACTATCCTGATGAGGCCAAGCCACGGCCAGTGGCCAAGCCAGCCAACCCGCTGGATCTGGTGGCCAAGCCGGAGCCGGTGGCCATACCTGTGCAGACCAGCGATCCGGTCATTATTGAAGCAGCGCTGGCCGACACGGTTGAGCCAGAGCTGGTGACAGTGCAAGCTGAAGCTGAAGAGCTGCAGCCTGCTGATACCGTGGCGCGGTTTGGGTATGCCTTGATGGTGCCCGGCAAGGAAGAGGCCTTCTCAATACATGATGACTTGGATCAGTGGGCAGATGCCTACGAAGATCTGGCCGACAAGACAGCCAGAGCTGGCAAGCGGCCTGCACGCGAGCGCATGACCGCGCTGAAAGAACTGCGCTTGGCCAACGAAGACACCATCGGGCGCATTGACATGGTCAAGCGGATCAGGCACACAGCCAGCTACAGCCAGCGCATCAAAGCGCTGGGTGCATCGCAGGGTTAAGCTACCAAGCCTGTCAAGTATTGAGTCTTACCTGCCACCTTGGTGGCGGTGAGCTCTTGCTTTTTGAGGTTGGCTGGATCGTATGACACATGCACCCATCCGCTGTCTGGAATGCCGGGTGTGTAGAACTCAAGAATGAGCTGCGTGTACTCAAGGTTGTCCATGATCCACTGCGCCAGATCGGCATTGGCCACGCCGGGTATCTCAATATCGGCTGCTCGGCCAAGGCAATGGTCTGAGGTCTTCGACCCTCCGACCGCTGCATTCGACTCAGGACTGCGGAACCCAGAGTTCACCTTGACACCCTTGCCGTAGTGGTCGCGCACAGGCTGCAGCACCTTCTCGCACAGCAGGCGCAGGGCCTCAGTCTCAGCTTCACCGGGTGTATTGTCAAAGCCCATGCGCAGGGCTGTCTCTGACTTGGTCAGCTCATGCAGGGAAAAATTAGCGGTTAGGTTCATGGTTTCCTTTCAGTTGTTGGCCAAGAGTTGGTCAGGGTTCTTGAATCAGTGGCGTGTCCATCAGCTTTTGTCGCCAGCTCTTCAAGAGCTGCAGCACACTGGTCGAATAAGGCTGCGGCGGTGGCGGCGTAGTCTCTGCTGGAGGCGCAGGTAGCTGTGGGCAGGGCGGTGGTGGCGGTGTTGATCTGGTTGCGCAGCCCGTCACGCTCAGCGCGAGCAGCAGCAGCAGCGGCAGCATTGTCTTGAGCACGCTTTGCCGCGAGTCGTAGTGCGTCATCTTTTTTCCTTTGCATCTCGGTGGTTTGTTCCATGGCCTGCGCAGTGGCAGCGGCCACAGCAGCCGCGTTGGCTGCCTCAATCGCAGCAATCTCTGCATCCTTGCGCCAGCCCTGCACAGCAAAGCCAGACGCAAAGGCAGCCGCCAGCATGGCAGCAGCGATGGCCAGCTTAAGCATCGTTCATCTTGCCGCGAATGTAGGCAGTGGCTGCCATGAAGGCGACCACGATGGTGCCCATCGCAGCGGCAAAGGTTGTGGCCAAGCCCATCACCAGCTGCACCCGTGCGTCAGTAATGTATGGCAGGCACAAGAACATGATGATCAGGAAGGGCAGGCCCATGGCCACCCATGCCATGACACGCTGCTGGTCGGCCAGCTTGTCCATGTTCTCAATCTGCATCATGCGCTCGCTCTTGGCCAGCTCGTCATCAGTCACAACACCATCATGGTTGGTGTCAAACTGGTCGTACATTGATCCTTTTTCAAGCTGCTTAGTCATCACTCTTTCCTTTCCTTTGTTGTTCCACTTGCCGTCTAAGTTTCTCCACCTTCTCCAACTGCTGTTTGGCCTCGTTCTTTGTCTCCAACACGTCGAGGTACAGCATGGCCAACAGCGGCAGCATCAGCCCAGCGAGCAGACAGGCCGCGATCCACCCCATCATGTCTTGCTCCAGCGACCGATCAGGAGGAGCCACAACCACAGGTAGAGGAGGAATAGGGTAGTCACTACTACCACCGCGAGCTTGGCTTGCAGATCTCTTTCCTTTTGCCTGAGTTGCCATGCTGCTTCCCGCTTTTGTGCCTCTTGTTTTAGTCTGGCTTTTTCCTGTTCCTCTTTGATGACTTCTCTCATCTTGAAGACCTCGGAGTACAAGGCACCCATGCCGGGGGTCTGGTACACCATGATCTCTCTGATCTCAATCTCCAGCTCAGACATCTGCTGCAGCGCCAGCACTCGGTTCATGGCAGCGATGTTGTGGTTCTGGTCGGGGTCATAGACTGTCTTGCTCTGCTCCTCCTCAAGTCTGATCTTGGCCGCTAGTTTTTCTTGAAGCGTGAAAAACTCGCTGAGATGCTGGACGATATCTGCTTTAATTTTTGTCTCATCAACAGCAACGTACTTAGACTTATTCTTTGCGCGTGCAGCCACAGGAGTCGGCTTTGCAGGCTTACTTTTTCCCTTGAAAAATGCAATGATTGGGCCAAGGAACCCGTGTACCTCTTGAGCAATCCCAGCAACTTCGTCATAGGTTTCCTTTATTTCGACAAAGGATTCCTTTGCCTGCTTGTAAAGTTCGCACCCCTCCCGGATGTTCTTCACCAAGGCGACAGCAGCCAGAGCAATGGTGAGCGGCATGATCCATCACAGCTTTAACACCAGCGTCAACAACATGCCGATGATGGCCGCGCAGCTGCCGATCAGGATCTGCTCAATGCGCTTGAGCCGAGCGTTGATGCTCTCATAACGCAGCTCGCACACGGCTTCGTGCGTATCCAGACGGGCTTCTACGGGGGTCATGTTGGCCATCCTTGTGCAGTTACCACAGTAATCAAAGCGGGTACATCAGCACAGCCTTGGATGGCAGTCACAAGCCTTGTGCATTCAGTAATCACTGCCGCCCTGTATGTCGCAGTGTCAGCGGGTATGTCCACGCTACGCTCAACCTTGCGAATCACCATCCAGTCAGACTGAGCCAGCAATTTGTTGGCGGTGTCTTTGACCTGCGCTGTCCAGTTGTGTTTCAGACCATGCTGAATGTATGGGTCACCTTGCTCTGGTGTGACGGTAAGGTCATCCAGTTGTTTGGGGTTGTCTACACCCCAGTAAAAACGGTCATCGTATGTGGTGGTCACATCTGCCACCTCTGTGATGCCAACAGCATTCTTCTCTGCAATGCTGGTCAGGCGCAACCAGTTGGCTGGATAGCTTGTGCCATCAATGGTGAATGGTGTGTCGAGAGGGAGTGGTGCGTTGTTAAGTAAAAACATGAGTTACCTCGCAAGAGAAAGTTTGTTTAAGTATTTGATAGCTTTTTCCAATAATTCTGTATTGTCTCGCATCAAGCCTAAAGCACGATTACAGCAGTCACAAAGCAATCCACGAACCTTGCCTGTTGTATGGCAATGGTCTATGTTTAATCTAGTTTTGTGCTGGTCTTTGGGTGGCTCTGCTTTACAAATAGCGCACTTGCCATCTTGAGCAAATAACATTTCCTCGTATTCTTTAAAGCCCATTCCGTAACTGCGTTTCATGTGCAGTTCAAGGTCATATTCTTTTGTTTGGCTACGACCATGTTTATATGCTGGAGCATCTTTACCTTTACGCAATTGCAAACAACCGCAGGATTGAGTTCTGCCTGTTGCCATTTGGCTAAACCCTACAATTTTTTCAGTTCCACAATCGCACATAACTCGATATTTAAAACTGCCGTTTCCTGTGCGTGATTCAGTTTTTTCCAATAGCGTAAGCATCGCTATCTTTGTGCCTGATTGGTCTTGATGAAAGCGTCCTTGTGGCATAGTATTCCTCAACGCCCGAGAGCCGATTTAAACGGCACTTCAGCGAAGGCCATATATATGTATGTGCCACCGCTGGCGTTGTGCTGTGCCGCAGATTTTCTTAATTTAAAACCGTTTGATAAGAAATCAAAATCAGGAGCATTGTTGTTTTCGGCATTGCTCAAGTTTGGAAATAAATTCAACCCACCTGCGTTGTATGTGTCTCTAGATGAGTCCCAAATTAACCAGTTTTCACCAGCCGTGTCAGTACGCTTAATCATCACAAATCTTGGCCTAAAACCTGTGTACACAAAAGGCCCGTCAGCAGCGCCATTGCCTGTGTAGCTACCAAATGCAGAGTAGCCAGCTACTGCGGCAAAGCAGTAGGCGACTTGTGTTTGCCCACTTACATTTGTTCCACTTGCTGTCCCAATACTAAATACAGTACTTGTTGGTATTGTGCTGTTCCAAATAGTAGGATAACTACCTTGCGCATCTGTATTAAAAAATAATGCGTATGCTCCACTGGTTAGTTTAGTGTGCCATATAGACCAGTTTCCCGTTGTACTTCTTGGTTTAACAATCACCATGCTAGGCGCAACACCCAAGCCATGCCCCACCGTAGCATTTGCACCTGTGCCTGTATATGTAACGATGCTAAAGCCAGCAGTGGGGTTTGCTCTTACTTGTGCTGAGATTGACCCACTGGTGTTTGTTACTGTTGAGCCGCCAGCGTTCCATTGCCAAGCCGCAAACGTACCGCCCGATATGTTGACTCTGTTATGGTTTCCAGAAACTGTAAAGCCATTTGTATTGAATGAATCTTGTCCTTCTCCTGACCCTTCTGCGGCTGTTGTAGATGAATATAAAGACAGCCCTGCTCCACGAACCGCATCAAATAAGTCATGGTCATAAGCGGCATTTCTTCGTTTAATCCAAACCAAATCAGGTTGCATTGATATGCCATTGACAGCATTGCTTATGTTTTGACTTGCCCCTGTACC